AATTAAAAACGGTTTTAAGTGATTTCAAAAAGGAGTTTAAAATTTCAGCTAAAGAAATCTCACCAAATCACATTACGACAAAAGCACATGGCGATTATTTAGCCAAAATGGTTAAAGAAAAAGCCGCAGCCTAATGTCTCCAGAAGATCAAGCAACCGCCTCCGGTTTGTTAATTATCCACCAACTCAAAAAAAGGACTCAATCCAATGCCAAGCAATTTCGACTTCAATCCTGCTCTAAAGAATCCAATCAAGTGGACAGTTTCAGAGAACAACTACGACGAAAGTGGTAAGAATCCAAGACAGCTTTCTTTAGCTATTCCTATTGATTCAATCCCTGATTTTATTAATTACTTAATGGCTCTTGAAGGCGATACTGCAAAGCACAAGCCCGGAAAAGTTTGGGACTTCTCAAACAACGAAGAAAAAGAAGTTGATGTCGTATGGATTAATGCAAAAGGAAAATCTGGACAATATGGAGACTTTGGAAATATCAATCCTCAAAAGATTGAACCTTCACAGTCTTCCGAGGAATTACCTTTCTAAGTAATTTCGTAAAGCAAGATTTTTCTTGCTCCATCTGAGTAACAACCAATTGAGCTTCTAGCTCACCAATGCGGCCGAGGCAGTTCTTTATGACCTGATCCTTGGCCCAATTTTCTTTGTAGAGAGTTGCACAAAACCAACGAACCTCTTTTAAATCTTCGGCGTGTAAAATCTCCCGAGTTTCCAGTTCTAGTTTTAATTCAGATTCAGTGGTGTGCTTTATGGCCAACCAATCGACGAACGGATTTTGATAACTAGACATGAAGCTTGAACAATGTCTTTGTTTAATCTAGAGAGAAATTTCAAAATGAAAAAGATTCTTGACTTTTTTGGCTCTGCTTTTGTTTATCGTTCCCCGTCAAAGATGGAAGGTTTTGCTTGGGGTTTAAGAACGATGCCTAACTGGTGGCTTCGAGAATTAGCAGAAACAAAGAAGCCTTTGAATAAGACTAAGCTTATAAAATTAATTATTGACGGTACACTTGGTTAGACTGCTGAAAAAAAGAAGCAAGTGGCAGAATCGGTAATTAGATTAAGCGTCATAAATGACGCAAGCCCGAAGTTGCGGGCAGTAAATAAAGATGCAACGAAGTTAAGCAAGACAGTAAAAAATTCAAATGGCGTTCTTAATAATCAATCGAAAAGTTTAAAACATGCAGCACTTGGCTGGCTTGGTGTTGGAGCAGGAGCAAAAGCAGCAACGCCGGGAATAGTTGGAGCAGGAGCGGCACTTGCCACAGCATTGGCTCCTATTGCTGCGCTCACGACTGGAATGGCTGCCTTAACAGGCGTCATTATGATAATGGCAAAACAGGATGCAGCTTCAGCAGCCTTAAGGACATTAGGAGTAAATGCAGAGGAATTAGTTCCAAAACTTAAAACCGTTTCAGAAGAATTAGGCCATCAATTTAATCAAACAGAATTAACTATCGCTGCCTATGACGTTGCCTCTGCTGGATTTACAGATGCGGCAGATGCGGCAATGGTTTTAAAAGCTTCTGCTTTGGCGGCTAAGGCAGGGATGGCGGATCTTGCTACAACAGGTGACGCAGTTACCACAGTTTTAAATGCTTGGAAACTGTCAGCCAGTGAGGCTGAAAGTGTTGCCGACAAAATGCAGCAAACAGTAGCGGATGGAAAAATAAAAATAGCAGAATACGCTTCCAATATTGGTAAGGTTGCAACAACAGCAGCGCAGTTAAAAATACCGCTTAGTGAAGTTAATGCTGCCATTGCTTTGGCAACAAAATCTGGTGTTAATTCAGAAAGAGCTTTCACAGGAATTAATGCGGCATTAGCTCAAATTGCAGGAGGTAAAGCAGGGAAGAAACTAGGAATGGATATAAGTGCGGCGACCTTAGAATCAGAAGGACTACTTGAAACTATGCGGAGGATTGCGGAAGTTCCAGTAGGAGAACAAATCAAGGCATTAGGGAGAGAGGGACACGCTGCAATGGGGCCAGTATTGGCAGCTCTTGAAGAATATGAAGAGCTATTAAAGAATCAAGAGAATAGTGCAAACGTGGCAAGGAACGCTGCCAACGAACAAGCGATGACAATAGGCGGAGCGTGGAAAGAATTAACATCAGTTGTTTCTAACTTGTTCTCAAGTCAATCGGAATTATCAAAGTCAGTAGCCCTGTTGATCCGGATGACAACAGGTGGAATCAAATTAATCGCTTGGTTGTTGCAACCAGTTTTCGACCTTATGAGCGATATTGCTTGGCTCGTTAATAAGACGATTGAAGGGATTCAGCATCTTTATGACATCGCTCCAGCTTGGGCTAAAAACATGATGAATCCGGGTGGAGAAAACCCTATGGATAAAGAAAAACCAAAAGGAAAAGAGAAAGATCCTAAAAAAGACCCTGCTGTTGATTCTTTAACGAAACAAGTCGAGCTAACAAAAATGCTTGATGACGGATTCAAGGCTGTGGGAAAAACAATTACTCAGAGTCTCGCTGCAGGAATTAAAGGGTTAATAAAAGGAACTCAATCATTGGGTGAAGTGCTTACGAATATCGCAACTAAAATTACGGACATGTTGCTGGACATGGCTATTAGTTCGGCTTTCAAATGGATGGGCTTCCCGACCTTCGCTTCTGGAGGAAAACCACCTGTAGGAAAACCTTCCGTTGTAGGAGAGAAAGGCCCAGAGCTTTTTGTTCCTCGTCAAGCTGGAACAATTATTCCAAACCATGAACTAGGCGGAGGTGGAGGATCGGTAAATATATCCGTCAATGTTGATGCTTCCGGTTCATCAGTAGAAGGAGATGGCAACCAAGCGGCGCAGTTAGGCAATATGCTAGGGCAAGCAATTCAAGCTGAACTTGTTCGACAAAAAAGACCGGGCGGCTTATTAGCGGTTTAACCCATGGCAAACTTTCCTTCCATCAGTCCAAGCTACGGATTATCCAAATCAAGTAGTCCCCGAGTTCTTGAAACTCGTTTTGGAGACGGTTATTCCAACCGTTTGGTTTTTGGACTTAATCAAGACTTAAAACTATATAATTTAAGATTTGACAATTTAAGCGAAGCAGATTCAGACACTATTGAGGATTTCCTTGTAGCAAGAAAAGGTCAGGAATCTTTCAATTGGACACCGCCGGGAGACTCAGCAGGAAAATATGTTTGCAAACAGTGGAACAAATCAATTCCATTTCATAACCGAGCTTCCATCTCGGCTACCTTTGAACAAGTAGCGGAGCTGTAAAAGATGGCAGTTGCAGCATGGGCCGCTAGTACTTCCTACAGCCTTGGCGAAATAAGAAGAGGTGCAACAGATCAATTAACAGGTCTGTTTTTCAAAGTCACAACGGCTGGAACCTCTGCGAGTTCTGAACCTGATTGGCCCACAGATATTGGTTCAACAGTTACAGATAACAATGTTGTTTGGACTGCAATTAGTAGCGTTTATGAAGAACTTTCAAAGCTAGAACCCAGCGCAATTATTGAATTATTTGAAGTTAGATTATCTAATGATTTGCATGGTTCAAATGATATTTACAGGTTCCACAATGGGTGCAATGCAAATGTAAACGGCAATATTGTTTGGGATGGGAATCAGTATTCCCGTCAGCCAGTAGAAGCTGCGGGCTTTGAATATGCGTCAACAGGTCAACTTCCTCGACCTTCTTTAGTTATTTCAAACTTAGAAAATACGATCACAGCCCTATTGGTTGTTGTAAATACAACGACAACAGGCAACGATCTTTGTGGTGCAGAAGTGAGAAGAATAAGAACTTTGAAAAAATATCTTGACGGAGAATCCTCCGCAGATCCGAACGCTCAATGGCCTATGGAAATTTGGTATATAGATAGAAAAGCATCAGAAAATAGAAATGTGGTTGAATTTGAATTAGCGAGCAAATTAGACAGGCCGGGAGATAAGATTCCTCGCCGTCAAATGATTGGAAATATTTGCCAATGGGCCTATCGCTCGGGAGAATGTGGTTATACAGGTTCAAACTATTGGGATGTAAATGACAACGTGGAATCGTCTTTACCCAATGATCGTTGTGGCAAAAGAATCAGCTCTTGCAAATTAAGATTTGGGGAGAACAACCCCTTGCCTTTCGGTTCATTCCCTTCAGCAGGTAGACAGAGTTGAAATTAACAAGTCCTATAAAAGAAAAAGCTTTAGCTCATGCTAAAGAAGAATTTCCTAAAGAAGCGGTCGGATTAGTTCACGTTGTAAAAGGAAAAAATAGATATTTTAAATGTGAAAACCTATCTACGACACCTGACGAACATTTTATATTAAACCCAAATGACTACATAGAAGCAGAAAAGAAAGGAGAAATTACAGCAGTCATACACAGCCACCCGAAGACAAACCCTGCTCCAAGTCCAGCCGACATGGTTGCATGTGAAGCATCAGGATTACCTTGGTTTATTGTTAATCCGAATACTGAAACTTGGGGATCTTATGTTCCTAATGGTTTTGAACTTCCTTATGTCGGGAGAGAATTTTCTCATGGAATTGTTGATTGTTATTCTTTAGTAAGAGATTTTTATAAAAGAGAATTTAATTTAATATTGAACGATTACAACAGAAGAGATCAGTGGTGGGAGAAAGGCGAAAATATGTATTTAGAGAATTTTATGAAGGAAGGTTTTAATCCAATAGACATCAGTGAAATCTCGTATGGAGATGGGATCTTGATGCAATTAGAAAGTCCAGTGCCGAATCATGCCGCTATTTATCTAGATAATGGAATTGTGCTTCATCACGTTCAGGGAAGATTATCGTCTCGGGATGTATATGGAGGCTATTATCAAAAGGTCACGGCTAAAGTTTTAAGACATGAAAGTCGTTAAGGTTTACGGAGCTTTAAAAAAACAGCTTGGTGGTCAAGGTACTTTTGAACTTGAGGTGAATACTCCTGCCGAAGCAATAAAAGCTTTAACTGCTAACTTCAAAGGTTTAGCAAAATGGATGGTAGAAAGCGAACAGCATGGAGTTGGATACAGAGTTGAGTTAGGGAAGGAAGTTGTAAAAGAATCAGAGATAGATACTTTGCTTTTGCCTTGGAGTGAAAGAGAAGTTTTTTCTATTACTCCAGTTATTACAGGAGCCGGAAGAGGAGGCGGGATGCTGTTATTAGGAGCAGCTTTAATTGGTCTTTCTTTTGTAACTTTTGGTGCAACTGCTGGACTCTTTGGAGGTGTTGCGAGTGGTTCTGTCTTTGGTGGAGCAGCCGCAGGGACAGGATTATATGGAGCCGCAGCATGGGGATCAAAAGCTTTAGGAATGATTGGACTCTCTTTAGTTATGGGTGGAATTGGTCAAATGCTGTCACCTCCACCTCCTGAGTTAGATATGAAACAAGCAAACAAATTACAGAACTATAGTTTTAGTGGTGTAACAAATACGGCTCAAGTAGGAACTGCAATTCCAATTGCTTATGGTCGTTTGTTTGTAGGCAGTACTGTCATAAGTTCTGGCCTAGATGTCGATCAGGAGGTTTAAATGACTGAAATCAGAGGATCAGGTGGAGGTGGCTCTAAAGGTGGCGGTGGCAATCGAACCCCTACGGAAGCAGATGACTCTCTCCAATCGGTTCAATATGCAAAAGTATTAGACCTTCTATCAGAAGGGCCGATCCAAGGATTAGACGACGGAAACAAATCTATCTATCTTGATGGCACTCCAGTTCAAGATTCAGCAGGGAATAATAATTTTGAAGGATATACGATTATTTCAAAAGCAGGGACACAAGATCAAGCTTATATTTCAGATCTATCAGGGAATGAATCAGAGGTTTCTGTTGGAACAGAAGTAACAAAGTCAACATCTGTCACTCGTCAAATAACGACATCAACAACAGACAGAGTTCGAGTCACATTGAAAATTCCGATTCTTAGAAAGGTAGAAGATGATGGAGATATTATTGGAAACACTGTTCAAATAAGGATCGAGGTTCAATACAACGGCGGTGGATATAACCCTGTGAAGATCGATACGATTTCAGGAAAATCAAGTAATACATATTTCAGAGATTATGTTTTTCCTTTGACGGGTGCTTTCCCCGTTGATATAAAAGTTATTCGGGTTAGTGATGACGATGCTACTGCAAGAGAAAGTTCTCAGACTTGGTGGAATAGCTACACGAAAATAATTGACGAAAAATTTAGGTATCCAAACTCGGCTCTTGCTTATCTTCGCTTTGATAGCCGCTCTTTCTCTAATATTCCAACCAGAAGATATAAGATCAGAGGAATAAAGGTAAAGATTCCAAGTAATGCAACAGTTATAACTTCAACGAGTTCAGGCGTTGGCGAATCTCAAATTGGAAGATTAACTTATAGCGGTATTTGGGATGGGTCGTTCCAGTCTGCTACTTGGTGCGCCGATCCGGCTTGGTGTTTATATGACCTTCTGATTAACAGCAGATACGGGGTATCTCTTCCTGAAAGCACATTAGATAAATGGGATTTTTATACGATTAGTCAATATTGCAACGAACTTGTTTCTGACATGAAAGGAGATCAAGAACCTCGTATGCTTTGCAACCTTTTAATTAATTCGAGAGATGAAGTTTATAACGTCATTCAACAAATGACTTCGTTATTTAGAGGGATTAGTTATTACGGAGCAGGAAGCATTGTGATGGTTCAAGATGCTCCTCAAGACAGTCAATATCTTTTAGGAAATTCGAATGTTTTAGATGGTTTCTTTGAGTATTCAGGAAGTTCTCAAAATGCAAGACATACAACTTGTGCCGTTGCTTGGCAAAGTTACGATTCTTTAGGCGAAGTCCAATTTGAATATGTGGAAGATGCTGATGCCGTCGCTAAGTATGGAATAAAAGAAAAACAATTAAAAGCTCTTGGCTGCTATTCACAAGGTCAGGCGCACAGGATGGGAAGATGGTTGCTACAGAGTGAACAGACTCTCACCCAAACTTGCACCTTTTCCGTTGGTATTGATTCGGGATTAGTCTTAAGGCCCGGAATGGTTATAGATATTGCCGACAGCTTAAGAGCCGGAGAAAGAAGATCAGGGCGAATTAGTTCAGCGACAACAAGTGCAATAGTGGCAGATAGCTCTGAGAATTTATCGAATATTAATCTCGGTCTTAGTCCTACTATTTCCGTCATCATGCCGACTGGATTAGTAGAGACAAGAACGATTAACAATATAAGCAATGAAACTACAATTAATATTGATGGTACTTTTTCACAAGCTCCAACGAGTCCAAATCTGTGGCTGATACAGACTTCTGATATTCAGTCACAGCAATATCGGATTGTCGCTGTTTCTGAAAACACCGAAAAAAATGCTCTGTCAATTACGGCTCTTGAATACAATGCAAGTATTTACAGTTCAGTTGATGCAGGTGAAGATATTGTTCTTCGAGATATTAGTAACTTAACGATTGCTCCTAATCCAATCACAAACGCAAGAGGAGAACAGTTTTTATATTCAGAAGGTCAAGGTATTTTTGTAGGCTTCGACTTTGACTTCCAGCATGATCGAGTCAATGTCGCTGAATATAGAATTAGTTACAGAATGGATAGTGATAATTGGACACTCATCACGACCTCGACACCTTCAGCAACTATAAGAAACGCAAGGGAAGGGACTATTTATATTCAAGTTCAGGCTTATAACTCTCTAGGGAAAGGAAGTCAAATCGTTACTTTTGAGAAAACCTTGGCGGGTAAATCTGCACCGCCAGCAGATCCAACAAACTTTTCAATGGTTCCGACAAATGGACTTGCTCGACTTAGTTGGGAGCAATCAGTCGATCTTGACGTAACAGTTGGAGGACTGGTGAGACTCAGACATTCTCCTAATTTAACGAGTGCAACTTGGGCCACCTCAACAAGTATTCATAGCGATTTAGTTGGGACAGCAAAAGAAGCATACGCAACTTTAAAAAGTGGAACGTACTTAATGAAGTTCGTTGACGCTGGAAGGAATGAAAGTGTCGGGTATCAAAGTGTCGAATTTACGATGCCCGATCTTGACGATATGGAGGAGCTGCCACTTCAACAAGAAGATAATACGTTCCCCGGAACGAAAACTAATTTAGCTGTTGCGAGTGGTGAGTTATTAATGGCGGTCGATGGGGGAAGTGTTGGAGGTAATGCGACTTTGCATACTTCAGGAACATATCTTTTCCAAAACAATCCGATTGATTTAGGTGATGTTTTTTCTGTTCGACTTGACACGACATTAAGGGCAAGATCGTTTTTCCCTTATGCGGATAATGTTGACACTTGGTCTTGCTGGGATTGTCAGACAAGTATTGATGGAACGGCCCCATCTAATTGTGATGTCAAGCTTTATGTAAGGACAACGCAGGAAGCAAGCCCCTCGGCTAATGATTGGACAACTTGGAGGGTTTACAACAACGCTCAAATTAGTTGTAGAAAATATGAGTTAAAAGCAGAATTTACGACAGGTGGAAACTTGGAACAGATAGCAGTTGACCAGTTAAGAGTTTTACCAAAGATGGGAAGGCGAACAGAGTCGGGAATCGGTACTGCTTCAAGTAGTGCAGATGCA